ATTGCGCCGATGCTCACCGGCCATCCACCTGAGGTGCAAGGCGCAGTGCTTGCCGATCTCTTGGCGATGTGGCTTGCCGGCCATGTGCTGAACGATGGGACTCCCGCGACCGAGTACCGGGAGGCGCTGCTCGCTGAGCTCATCAAAACCGTGCGCCGCCTCGTTCCCGTCAATGAAAAGATCATCAAGGCAAAACAGTATATCTGACAACGTCGTCGAATGAAGCTGACTTCGCTGGACCTGAGATTGTTGCTCATCGGCGGACTGGTCCTCGCCGTTATCGTGGTCGCGCGAGCGCTGTTTGGGGCATGAGGACGTTGTAACATTTCGTGATAAAAATAGTTGTCGGGGGCTATTGCGTATACGCGAGGAAGGTGTATATTAGGGACATCAGGACGGGAATGGGAATGGCCAGTAGGTCGCAGAGAGAACCCCCGAAGGGTTCGGTGAGGGAAGGGTAACCTACCAAAGGACGGCGTTATTCTCCAGGACAATGAGCCTGTAGCAGCCGACCGGGAAGAACGGTAGTGCCAGCGGCGGTTCAACTTCTCTCACCAAACTCTTCCAACCATCAGCAACGGGGCAGCGCCCCACTCACACGGGAGATAATCCGATGACCACCATCAAGTCGCAGATCATTACCCTCCACAACACCTTCGAGCAGGCCGCCGCGAAGGCCAAGGCCAACCAGGAAATGGACGGCGATTGGACTTACTCGGTTTTTGAGAACGCGGCTCACAAGTTCATCGTTCAGATTTTCGACGAGGATGGCCTCTTCGTCGGCACCCTCTAAGGAAATTCTGCGAGGATCAGCCATGAGCCCCGCCCAAACACAAAGGGCTCGCGCCAAGCTCGTCCGCGCCGCACGGAATGTGCTTGGCACCGCGTGGGGCCTCGGCAGGCCCCTGCATGCCTCCGAGCTAGCCCGAGCCCTGCGCCTCGAAGGGCGCGATCCTGGCCGCTCTGTGCTCGATTGGGAGGATGGCCGACACGCAGTGTCCGGCCCGGTTTCGGTCTGCATCGATATGTGGCTGGCAGGGTATCCGCCGCCGGATGGAGTTCGGGTACAGGAGAAAGTCGGCAAGCCTCTAGGAGGCAACAAATGACCGCCCCGACATACGATCGCGACAGTGTCGATCTCCGTGAAAAGCTTGCCCATATCGATCAAATGCTGGCCGATCACGATCGCAAGCGACAGGAAATCAGGTTCGCCCCATGGCAGATGGCGCTAACATTCATGGCTACGGGTGCGGCTCTGTTTGGGGCCGCCATCGCCTTCGTCAAAGTGTTCGGATAATTTCCCACTAACCAACAAAAAAAGCCCCCGCTTTTGGCGGGGGTGTTTTTTTGGTCCGCAGGGCCCGGACCTGGTACTGGGAGGAGCCAGGCGGGAACCAAGACCCTGCGGTTCTAACGGGCGTGGAAGTGGCCGCCCGATAGCTCACGAATAGGTTATCTCTTCGGACCCGCCGATTGCTCACCCGGGAAATAGCCCCACCCATACTCCGGCGTGTACGCCCAGCCGCCAGCTTCGGGCGGCGGTTTGATTGCCTCGTTGTCAGGCGGCGGCGGCGGCTGCGGGACTACGATCGGGTGCGTCGGCTTGCCCGGATTGGGCCAAATCGCTACTGGCGGGCCGCCCTCGACGTATGGCGGCAGCACGATCGGATTTGTCGGGAAACCCGGACCCTGGCTCGGATACGGAGGCTGGCCCGGCAGCCCTTGGTCTGGGTACGGCGGCGCGCCGCCCCAGATGCCCGGCGGGCGCCCGCCGGGTGCAATCGGATGCGACGGGTGGCCTGGACTCGGCCAGATGCCCGGAGGCTGGCCCGGCAAGCCTTGGTCGGGATACGGCGGCGCGACACCGCCCCAATATCCCGGAGGCGGACCACCGGGCGCAATGGGATGCGACGGGCTCGGACCGCCGGGCATCGGCCCACCGCCGACACCGGTATCGCTATAAACCAAGACTCCATGGATGATGACGGGAATAGCAGCCATTGGAATATTCCTTTTTTAGTTTGCTGCCAGCGATCCCGGCTGGCGCGGGGTTGGTATCACTTCATAAGCCCGATCATCGCAGCGAGGATGACAACGACGGCAATCACAATGACGAGCGCCGCGATGAGCGGCTGCGGTAGGTATTCCCACTTGTGCCAGAGCCAGGCAGTCGCGCCGACGATAAAAAGCGCCACGAGCACATACGTAAAGACCTCAAGGCGCATTCGGCGCAATCGGCGCGGCGGGTCGCCCGAGCTGGGGGGACATAGCTACTTCGCACTTCCTGTCACGACCACTCGCGCAGAACCCGGTGGGTCCACCGCGACGGTCACAGTGGGTTTGAAGCCCGGTCGCGGCGGGCGCGGATCAGGCCCCGGATCAGGCCCCGGCCCGGGATCGACACCGCCTTCATCAAGCACCTGCTGCACCTGCTTGAATAGCTCGTCGGCCTCTTCCACCAGCGCAGCCTCGTGACGATTGATGGGACCCCAGTGCTGCCGCAAATTGCGCAGACCGACCGCCGTCACGAACGCCGCAAACGCTGGCGAGTACTTCGCCAACCACTGATAGCGCACACCATCACCGTCGCCGTAGTTTTTCAGATCGGCGTTTGATGGCGGATTGGCCGCTTCACGGTTGAACTGCTCGAGGAAGCCGTTCGGGTCTTCCCAAAACGCCGCAAGCAATGGCGGCAGCGTGTCGCTGCATGAGCGGATATTCCAGGACGTCTGAAACAGTCCAGCCTCGCAAGTGTCTGAGTCTGTGTTCGATGCCGACTGATCACGACCGCACCAGTGGTTGCCGGAACTCTCTCTCGGCCCGAGCCCCAGCAGCAACACGAACAGATGGCGCAGCGTTACGAGACCATCCTTTGAGTTGTCCATCTCAGCATCGTCGAACTGGTCCGCGTACCAGTCGAGCGCGTCATGATCGGGATCGTCCCCGGACGCCGCCTTGCCCATCTCCAGCGCGGCTGGATCGCCCGCGCCGTAGGCTTGCACAGCCAGCGCAAACGTGAGCGCCATCCCAGTGATGTAGCCGATCGGCGCAATACCGCGGCCTGACCAGGAATATTGCGCGATGGGGCTCCGCTCCGCGATGGCGATGATCTCATCCTCCGTTTCTGCAGGCAGCAGATCACCGCCGGCCTGAACCCGACGATCGAGCTCGTCCAGCGCTTCCCACGTCGCCGCGCCGACGACGCCATCAGCATCGAGCCCGACCGCGCTCTGATAGCCTTGCACGCCAGCCTTCGTCAGCGGCCCGAAGTCGCCATCGTCAGGCAGCCCCAACGCTGCTTGCACTTCCGCGACGTCCTCGCCCTCGTCGCCTTCCGACAACTCGCGCCGGGGCATCTCGCCGCCCGCCCTTGGCCACATCAATCCAACAACCGTGTCCTTGGCGTAAGAAGAGACGTTGACCATGTCGCCCTGATTGCCGCCGCGACATTTGTAGTTGCTGCCGTCCTCCGATTCGAAGAACGTGACGTGACCGCCGCCTGATCGTGTCATCACAACAACGCAGCCCACTACCGGATTGTCGAGTAGCTGATACTGAGGATCGGCTTCCCACGACAGCGCCCACAGGAATTTGTCGGTGTCGGTTTCGCCGAACGGCGGCCTGATGCCAGCCATCGTCATGCAGTACGCGGCGCACAGCCCGCACCACGCAATCGAGTCGTGCGTGTACTGATCGCAGTATTCCTTCATCTCCGGGTACGTCTCGGCGATCTTCTCGGCCATCTGGATAATCTTCGGGTTGTCCGCGTCCCCGGGCGTCTCGGTGAGCCCGGTGATTCCGCGCATGACGGCAAGCCAAGGAGGCGCATTGTTGCTCATTGCTTTTCAACTCCACTCATGTGGGCCCGCCCTGCCGGCAGTCGCGGATGTCCCGCACCAGATTGGTTATCAGCTCAAGCTGCGACTTGTTGCGCTCGCTGGCGTTTGCGGCGACCTCGCCGAGCACATAGGCGGCAAAGCCGAGAAAGCCGACGTTGACCACGAGCAATGCAATCGCCAGCGGCGATGACTTCATCGCATCAACCGTCGCGCTTGCGACCTTGCCGACTTCCTCCGCGACCATTGGGTGGCCCTCATCAAACTCCAAACAGGATGACCAGCAGGATCACGACCGCGCCCAGCCACCGCGAGCGTGCCGAACAGGACGGCGCGCATGGAGCCATATCATCGCATCCGCCGCGCCGAGATGTAGCCGGTCGCGGTGCAAGTGCTGTTGAATGTCCCCTGTGCGACCAGGAAGATATTCGTCGGCGCGATGACGTTCATGCGGCATGCGCCCGTTTGCATGGTTTGGGTTACGCCATTGGCGAACGTTAGCCGATATTGGGTCATGCTGCCGACCCCGGCTGAAATCTGCGCCGCTGTCGGCAATGTCGCAGAAACGGTGGCGACAGCTGCAGCAAGTGCACTAGGACCCTGAGCCGGATTGAATTGAAGACGACGACGCCTGAAACAGCCCAGTCTCCAGCCGACAAAGAAAGAGTGGCAACGTTCGCCGATACGTTGGTGGTAAGTGAAATTCCTGCGGAATTATTCGCTGAGAGAAATTCACCGATAGTGCCGACAGGCGCGTTGTCACCGGCCACAGTACCCCTGATATTTTGGGGCACAAAAATAAGATTGTCAGTGCCAAGGGTGGCAACATTGCCTGCACTGGCGGAAACTGCGGTCGGCCCAGGGAGACCTTGTGTTCCCGGCGAACCCTGTGGCCCTTGCGGCCCTTGCGGCCCGACCGTTCCCTGCGCTCCCGCCGGTCCCGAACTGCCTTGCAACCCTTGCGGTCCGACTATCCCTTGCGGCCCTTGTGCGCCTTGATCGCCTTTCGGTCCCTGGGGCCCGACATCGCCTCGTGGCCCCGCGTCGCCTCGTGGCCCGGCCGGTCCTTCGCTGCCCGGCAGGCCAACGGGACCTGTATCGCCAGCGGGTCCTTGCGGACCGATTATACCTGCCGGTCCTTGCCCACCCGCAACACCGTCCACACCGGGCGGACCTTCGCTGCCCTGCGGACCCATGACGCCTTGCAGCCCTTGCGGACCCGGCGGACCCTGGACATTACCGAGCGTTATCCAGCCTGCTGGAGAAATAGCAGGCCCGACCCACAGACAAATTTCCTGCGTTGGGACATAGAGCAGTCCTTGACCGTTCGCCATCTGGATTCCCAGTGGCGGACTACCCGGTGCATCCCAGTCGGCCGGGATATAACCATCTGGCGGCAAATCGGATGGTGTTTTGTTGGTAAAGGTGCCGATAACGGTCACAGTTTGGCCGGGCGGCCCAGTCATTCCGGCGGGACCTGGGTTGCCAATCGGTCCTTGAGCACCCGTTAGACCTTGTGCTCCTTGCGCGCCGCTTGGCCCCTGTATCCCATCCTGACCCGGCGGACCTTGTAGTCCCGGCGGACCTGCGTCGCCTTTCACGCCTTGCGGCCCTTGTGAACCCGTCCCGCCGTCCGATGTCTGTGCTTCGGATTTAAGATTGACTACGAACGTCCGGCTTCCTGCTTGCTGTATTGGATTCTCGCGCGACCCCGAACACAGCTTCAGAAATGACGGTGACGCGGAAGACCACAGCACCTGATCAATGTGAACAACCGTGGATGGCAGTATGTTGTACGCGATTTCACGAGCCTTGGCATCGAAGAGATCGCTATACGTGACGCCATCGTAAGAAATTTGAAAGGTCAGCAGTGCCGGTGTCCAATCCTCCGGCATGTGGATGAAGACAAGCGTGCCTGCTGAACAATCGACGGGCGTGGAAAGCGACTCCCCGGCCGCGATTGTCGCGGTTGCTGTGATTAAGGACATTGGAGGTTTCCTTGAACGCGCCCCGGCGCGCCAGTCAAGAGAGCTCAAGCGAAGATTTCGTCGGCGCGCGCCTGCGTGAGAATGCCATCGGTCACTAAGTTCGTTTTCAAGGTCTCTACTTTTTTCTTATTGAAATCGACCATCGTGTCCCCGATGACAATGTCCCAATTTTTTGCATTCCCGATTTTATTGTTAGCAATGTCGGCGGCGCGCTTCTTTTCCAGCGCGAGATATTCTGCATTGGTGAAACGGGCGACGAAATCTGACGCAGCGATCGCTCCTTTCGGATCAATCGGTATCGTCGCGATGACGTTGTTACCGATGTCGATCTGCGCTTGGGTTGCCGAGGGGTCGGGCACGAATGACCAGGTCGCGCGATCGTCGGGCTTGCCCACCGTCGCGCTCGTGGCCGGACACCCGGCATCGACGATGGCTTGATGCAGGTATGCTGCATCCATCTAACACCTCCACTCGAAAAACAGGCCGGTATTGCTGCCGCCGTTGAACCCGCATGTGCCACCGCTTGCCATCTCTAATGCTTGAGCAAAATGCCAGCCCAAGCTTGTCGCGGCAAAATATGAGTCGGTTGAAATCCCCGAACTAAATATCTGGTTCAGCCACGAAACCCCTGAGGGCGTCGTTGTGGAATCGTATCCTACAGCCCGGTTCGCGTAACCCGACGCACTGCTGCCAGCCAGCCCGGCGTGTCGCGCTTTCCAACTGTCTTCGGCCAGTCCAGAAATAAAATAGACCGCCCAACTGGTCTGCCCATTAGCGGCTCGCCACACATTTGAACTATAGGTCCATGTTGCATTCGTATCTTGCACCATCATGTTGACAAGCGCGCGATTGTAACAATTCCACACGCCAATATGACCAAGGCCGCCGTTCAAGGCCAACGACCCGAACTGGAACCACACCAGCGCATCGGTGTGAACATGAATGCTTCCGACGTAGGTCCCGCGGCGCGCTACCGGCCCGTTGGTGATGGCGTTCTTGTTGACATAGATGCCGGTGAGCATCTCCAGTTCGGTCGTGCCCGCACCGGTGCCGCGCGCGGTGTCAGACGACCACGCAGGTCCGCGCGTGCAGCGCTTCGTCCCGGCGTCGTCCCAAACAAACATGTCGTAATTTTTCGCAGCGACGACAGCCGCCGGTGATTTCGTCGCGTCTGTGGTGGCCTGCGAAAGCTCGCCGCCAAGATCGGTCACGACGAACTTGGTGCCATCGTAGAGCGGGGCGAACTGGCCCGCATATGGCGTGTAATAAACAGTCCCCTTGCTGATTTGCGACGTGGTCATGACTGGCGTGCCGCTAAGGAGCGTCAAGCGGCCCTGCGGTGGATGAACTACGGCAGTAGCCGCCGCCATCGCAGCAGTTTGCACGAACGCAGTGGTTGCGATGCTGGTGTCGTTGTCGCCCGCCGCCGCTGTCGGCGCGGTCGGATTGCCCGTGAACGTTGGCGACGCAAGCGGCGCGAGCGGAATCGGTTTCACCGACCAGCGTGGAGCGTTGTAGATGTAGGTCACGCCGCCTGCCGGAGTGAACTCCTGGTTCTCGCTCGGGCTGCTCGGGAAATCATACATGACGATTAGCCCAACGTGATCTGTGGGTCGACATAGAACGTCGATGACGGCTTCGCCGCCCGCACCCGCGCGTGGATGTAACCAGCGAGGCCCGGCTGCGGTGCCGATAACACAGCCACCAACTTGAATGGCGCCCAGCTACCGCCTCCGAGCGGCCAGCCGGACGTAAACCCGGATGGTACTGAAAACGCAAAAGTCGAAGCACCAAAATTAGCCGTGCAAGTTGTTGAAGCGGATTGCGTAGAAGCCCTAACGAAAGCCGCAGATGAAAGCCATGATATAGAAACGCCTCCTGTTCCAGTCGCCGGGTTAGCAGTACCGGACCCATTCCAATTGCCGTTATTGAGACGAAACCAAATCAACTTTGCGTCGAGATCGACCGCACAACAAATAACATTCCCTGCTGACACTGCTCCAATGTTGATGCCGCTATTTGCGTTGTTATTCCAAATGGCACCGTTATTTAAGACCGGACCAACACTACCAGTATCACCAGCGAACCCGCTTGAGCCCGGCGTGGCACTGGAATTCGCCACGCTTGGCCCTGCGTTGGTCGCGAGATTAAATGTGGCCCCAGTCCATGTTGTCTCAAAATAGAATTTTCCTGACGACTGCGACCCTATCGAACGAACCGATGCCATCACTCCAGATGTAGTGGCAGTAAGATTGCCACCACTCAGCACGGTTTGCGGCCCTTGGTCAGCTGGATTCCATGTCGTATAAGAAGGGGAAGTCCCATTCCACGTCGATCCATCCGATGCCACCGCTGCGTTAGCCGCCAGCACGCTCGCTTTCGTGGTGGTGACGATCGTGCCGAGCGGCGACCCAGACGCGCCGAGGTACTCGACCTCCAGCCAGATATCGTCGTTGAATGGTAGCGCGCCCGCGTTGATGGTGCCGTACACGGTGACCGTGACGTTGGCACCAGTGGTCGGATTCCAAATCGCGTAAGGTTCGGCCTTGAACGGCCGCAGCCATTGTGAGTTCGCGGTGGTCACGATCTTGCGCGATTGCGCCTGCCCGGTGGGATCAGAAGCGCCACCGACTCGCGTGATCGAGGTCTCGGTCGTCTCGGTGCCTTCGTAAGTGTACCGCGCGGACTTGTAGGCGGTGCCACTTGAGTCACAGCGCACGAGCTGGGATGTAAGCCCGGAAAAAAACGGTGTTGGAAACGACGCGGAAGCGTTAAGTTTGCAGTCCTTGACCACCCAGTTTCCAAAATGAGCAAGAGCACCCGTACTGAATATAGGGCCAGTTAGCTGACTCAGGTCGAGCGCTTCTAGCACAACGCTGCTCAAGCGCGCGGCAGCTGCATTATTCAGAAGCCCCGCCGTGCTGGGAACCAGCGACCCGCTGGCTAGTACCTGTCCAGTATTTTGCCAAACAAAATTCGTGCTTTCAACGTCGATGTATTGCGCGATGTTACCAAAATAAACCGAGCAGTTGTTCCACAGAACAGCACCGGAATTGTTACTACCTAACGAAATCTGCGGGTTGGTAAACGTAGTTGCCAGCTTAAAAAGACAATTATCGAATCTGTAAAATGCATTGATTGGCGACAAGTTGATGAATGCGTTGTTCGATCCCCCCACTCCGACCAAGAACGCCAGACCGTAAACATAAGTGAGCCCGGGACTAGGACTAAAGTTTATGTTTGCCGCAGCCGTTGTCGAGATTGACGCTCCGGTCATCAAATCAGTCGATGCAGGTGGATAGCTGCCCGAATGGTTGTGACAGAGTATTCGATTCACCAAATTTGTAGCTGCCGCAGGCGCGATGTTGATTGTCGTCGTCTGCGACTCAGCATGGTTGTCGCCGACGTAGACCGTGTTGCCCGCCGCAAACCATGTCGAGGCGCACGCATTAGCCAGCCGCGCGTGCGGAGCCTGGCCGCCGGTGAATCCGGAAACCGGACCGAGCGAAGTCCACGTGGTGGTGCCTTCGGTCGTCGTCGTACCGGCAGTGTCACTGAATGCCGGTTCGGACGCGCCCAGCGTGCCGGCCGTCGAGCAGATCTGATAGCTGGCGCCGTTGTTTCGTTTGATAATCGCGCCGAGCGTGGGATTGCCTGCCGCCTTCTGCGCAGTCCAGTTCGGCGTGTTGGTGGCATCTCCATTCAAAGACGCCGCGCCAGTGCATTCCTGAAAGGTCACGCCGCCTGACGTGTTCTTCGCGCCGCGCGTCACCGTCCACGAAGGCTCGGTGCTGCTCGTGCCAGCAACAATGACGACAAATACGCGCTCGCTGCCAACCGCCGGAGCGGTGAGTTGGCGAACTAATTGACCGGCCGAGTAAGCAGTCGAAGCAGCAAATTTCGCGACCGCGTAATATCCGGTCGTGGACTGATCGCCCGCGTTGCAATACCAAGTGGTTTCAGCGAATGCCACCTAGAACAGCCCCCCGGCAATGATCACCGTGCACGGCGGACCGTTCGGACCCGTCACACCGATTGTCGCCGGCACCCACTGACTGCTGGTGCCGTCGTTGTACCAAATGAACATATTGCCGTTGTTGCTCTGCCACCAAAGCTGACCGACCACCGGGCTTGCTGGCGGTGTATCGCCGATGAACGTGGCAACCGCACCGCTGGCGACGACACTCCATGCCGCGCTCTGTCGTGCGTATTGCTGACCATCGAGCGGAGCCTCTGGCACTGGCCCTGCTGGCCCTGTCGGCCCTGCTGGCCCCGTTGCGCCGGTAGCGCCGGTATCGCCCTTCGGCCCCTGCGGACCCGTCGCGCCCGTGCTGCCCTGCGGGCCCGTCGCACCTGGGGCCCCGGTGGCTCCTGGTGCGCCCGTTGCTCCTGTCGGCCCTTGGGGGCCGGGAGACCCTGTGGCTCCAGTAGCCCCCTGTGCGCCGGCTGGTCCGGTCGGCCCCTGTGGACCAGGAGAACCAGTTGCTCCTGTCGGTCCAGGAGGCCCAGGAGGACCGGGCCCGCCTTGTTCGAGAGTCTGGATGATGGTGACTTCGTCATCCAAGGTAACGACGACGGAGTTGCTGGTGTCCTGGGCAGTGGACACGTTGTCGTCCTGCTGGATTTCGAGTTCGCTCATCGCGTTGCCCCGGCGTTGTTGGTGAGGACACCGGACCAAATCCGCTGCTTGTATCCGCCGCGCGTGAAGATGTTGGAGTGGTCGTAGTCGCCAAGGGCAAGTCGCTCCAGGACGCTTTGCGCAATTCGCAAGGTGAACTGCCCAGCCGTCGCTGCGGTGAACACGAAGTCCCCGGTATCGCTGGCCAACCGCAGCACTGCCGTTTCGTCCTCGGCGTGGCGGCGCAACATCATCTCCATGACGCCGCCGGTCAGATCAATCGGAGCGCCCGCAATGGTTTGCCAAGCAAAGGACCGATAGAAGTCCGCGTCGTTCTCGACCGAGATGTTGACGATGGCCATGTCGCATCCTTACGGGAATACGTTAGAAATCGCCGCATATGCCGCATCGATCTGCGCAATTGTCGTTATGGTGCCACCATTGATGTCTGTCAGGTTCGCGCTCTCGCAGGTGAAGCAACTCTGTACGAAGATCGCCATATCGTTCAGTGCCGTCGCGAGTTGCGCTTCGCTCAGTGTGACAAAGGTGCCGTCCGCTAATTTCCAGTCGGTCATGTGCCCCGGATTTGCCTTGGCAAAAGCATCGGCGTTCGCCAGCGTATTGCGCGACACCGGATCGCTCATGAACGCTGCCGCGCTGATGCTGGTAACAACAACACCGCCGCTGGCTTTGTTGTACCGCGCATAAGGATTGTAGGATTTCAGAGTGCCGGGCGGAAACTGCGTCGTCATCATCTCTTCTAATTCCGCCATAGTGCCCAGCGTCGGCGCGCCACGGACAGCAGACCAGTCGATGTACTCCTGATCGGTTGACGCCACGACCATCATGCAGCGTTTGCTCGACCAGACGTTGGTGGTGTCGGCACCGATGAACCAGTACCAATCCTCCGGCGTGTAGGCGACGCGAGGAAATGTAGTCATTGGTACTGCCCTCCCGTTTCAGTGGTGCCCGCGATTGTGCCGGGGAAGAAGTTCACTCCAGCGCCGCCCGTGTCGATGACAGCGTTCAACTGTGCAAAGAATTTTTTGCCGGTAAAATTTCCAGGGTTCACAAAATTAGTCAGACCACCGCCAGAAGTGAATTGGGAGTAGCCATTAAAGCTGCTCATGAAGCAATTCGCGCTCACCGTAGTCGTAAAAATAAATGAGCATGCATAGGTGGTCATCTGCGAGCCGCCGCTGCAATTCAGGATTTGGCCGAAGCTGCCGCCGTCGATCTTGTAGCTGCCACTTATCGACACCAAACCGCCGTAACCGGAGAAAATATGGTAGCCGTCGCAGAATCCACCTTCGCAGTTTCTTATCTGCACCACCGCCCCGCCGCCGATATAAAAGCCGCACCCCTGATGACCAGAGTCCGTGCTCGGCATTGCTACCTTGATGCCTGCAACAGTTACGTTTTGGTTCCCCGAAATAGTACATGCATGCTTGAACGGACCCGGCGCACCGACCCCAGTCACCAGCACCCCGGAAGGCGCGGGCTCGTTGCCGATGATTTGCAAATTCGGGCCAGCCCAGAACGGCGTGGCAAACGCCGTATAGAATTGACTGTCGGCAATATGGATCGTCAGCGTGTACTGGCTCGGCCTGTAATTCCAGGCGATGTCGATGGCCCGCTGAATGGTTTTCAGCGCATGCCCGGCATCGTTTGCAGTGCCGTCGTTGGCATCGTTACCGATCGCATAGCTGACATACAGGTCCATGTTTTTCGTCATGTACCCGCCAGCACCTGAAGCGCTGGCCTGCAAGCCCTGCAATTCCCACGCGCCCGCACCTCCTTGCAGCGTCTCGTTGTAGACCATGGTCACCGTGCTGCCTGCCGTGATGTCGTTGGCAAGCAGATCGGTATCGCCGGGACGGCGGATTTTCTTCGGGCCTATGGCGTTGACGTTGAGCACCGCCGGCCCGGTGTTGCTCTGCACGGCAAGGACACGAACAACCAAACCATTTTTGTAGGCAGGCACGGGAGCCAAGGTGACCTGAACATTGTTGACCGTGCCGACGTCAATCGCGAAATTAACGCGCTGTAGCTGAATGCTTTTGGCGAGTTGCTTCAGATCGGCGTTGTCTGGCGTAAAGCCGCTGTCGGCAATAACCTCCACGATCTCCCGTTGCGGATATTCTATCGACGCAGCGGGTGGGATCGAACCCATCGTGCCGGTCGACGGGTTGCCGTTGATATACGCGGCGTTCGGATCAGAGACACCGAAAGGTTGGTTATATTGCACTGTGCTCTCCCCTTAAGGCGTCCCCGCCATCGGATCGCCAGGACTGCTTAAACCGGAATAGTCGAAGATGATCTGCGTGTGCGCTGGCTTCCAGCGATTGAGCAGGCATTCAAGATCATCGGCGAGTCCGATGCGCAGATGCGGATCGACACCGCATTGCCCGCTGGCGCAACGAAACCAAACCAGCTTGGCCTGATCGACGTGAACGGTCCAATAGAAGCGGTTAGCCGGCGGCCCCAGCCCGTAGCATGGCCATGTCGACAACTCGCCGTCCGCCACCGGCACGCCGCGCACATTGAGAATCGGACGGCCCCATTCGTCCAACATCGGACTTGAGCCGTCACCGTAGACGCGATTGTCGCCGCAACGGTCCATGCCGCAGACGAAGACGCGATATTCTGAAATCGTGATCGTGTACCCGATCGATGCGGCGAGCTCGATAAAGAACTCACGGGACTGTGCACCGAGCATCGTCATGCGCTGCACGAGCGCGAACTGGCGCTCGGCGATCGTCAGCGGCGCCGTGTAGCAAGGATCGGGCAGGCCCCAATTGCGTTCCCAGTCGGGCAGCAACTCGATCGTAATGCGCGGGTCGCTCTCGCGCTCCAGCAAATCGGCAGCACGGCTATCGACAAATCCCCAGTAATCGGCAAGCCCTTCACAGGTCCGCACCAGGACGCTGTCGAACGCCTGCTTTGGCCACGCCTGGCCTTGCGGCAGCAGTGCGAGGAACGCCTCGCTATAGTCCGAGCCGCTGCGCCTGATGTGCCGATCGCTCATTGGTAGAGAATTGTCCCGATCACGGCCATGTGGCCGAGCGACGGCATCACGTTGTCCTCCGTGGTCACCAGCTGAAACGACTGCACGCTCGCCGCATTCATGATCGCGTAGCTGACCCACGCCGCATAGATCGTCTGGCCGGGCGCCGCCATCTGCAACAGCATGGCTTGCAGGCTCGCCTCGATTTGCGCTTGGACTTCGGCCGTGTTGGGGACAAGGTTGGCAATGGTGATGTCGATGAACTGCTTGATCGGCGCGACCACATAACAGTCCATTACCGTAACCGGCCGCTTCTGGTCGATGTAGGTCGCGACCGTCTGCACATCCTCTGGCGTGGGCCAGCCGTCATCGTCGGCGCGTAGGTCGTCCATCAAGAACCGGACAGTGATCGTTCCAGGGCCCTGCTCGGGCGCGGACCAGGCACGGGTGACGCCCGGTACCGCCTCTGCCCACGCGACATAATCGGCGGCCGACCCACCCATCGGCGGGTTTTGAATGCGTTGCAGGACGCGGGCCCGCAATTGCGGGTCGGTCTCGGTGTCGGCACCGCCGGTCATGCCGCGCGCGATCGCGAGGTTGTAAATCCCAGGCACCGGCGGCGTGATCGATAGGGTTGAATCATCGGGCAGATTGCCGACCGCGCCGGGATCGAGCGCGCGGATCGGACCATCGACCAGCGTCGAGGCCGAGGTGACGATGTCCTCAAGGGTTTCAAACGACACCCAGCCCGCCGACGCAGCGAGGGCGCTTTGCAATTGTGTCCCCGCCGGAATCACGGTGCCGTCGACGAGGCCCTGGAAGCTGGCGGTGCCGGCCGCCAGCGTCGCCATCTTGCGGCCCTTGCTCCCGTCGGCATTGACCAACCAAATCTGGCCGTGACGGTCGAGCCACTCGGTCTCGGCGGTGTCGGGCAGCAATTGCAGCGCCAGCCAATCGACGTATTGCAGCGTAAGGTGACAAAGCGCGCCTTGGTTGTCGGACATGACGCGCAACAGGCTATTCGGCACGCTGGCATCGGCGCCCGGCAATGACGCGGCCACCGCATCGCGCACCAGCGAGCGAACGTCTCGAAGCGATGGCGTGGTCCACGGCATGCGATCTATGGCCCCATTGCATCCCAAAGCACGGCATATCGCAGATCGATCGCCGGTAGCGGCCCGCGATAGATGCGCAGCAGCGCGTCGATCCGCTGCCTGTCAACGCGGGTGACCTCAATGTCGAAGTTCGAGCAAATTTTGCGGTCGACAAATGGCGCCATGGCGACGCGGATGTAATCCTCGACTAGCACCAGCGTCGCGCCCTCGGACGCCGATGCCGGATTGATCTTGGCGCGGCGCAAGAGCCAGAGCTTCGAGCCGATCGGCCAGCCATTCCAGATCGCCTCGGCGTCGAGGTCGCCCCACCAGCCGCAGCGGTCGCTACTATCAGGATCGGGCAGAATGTCGTCGGACGAGGCAAGCCCGTTGGTGCCAAGCGCAATGCACACCGCGGTCGCCAACGCCTGCGTTTCGTCGAGCGTGCCGTCGGCGAGCAGTTGCCAGTCGAGGGTGACGGAATAGGCCGGGAACTGGTTGTTCTGAACCAGCCGGATATCGGGAACGATGGCGGCAGTCGGCATGATTAGCTGATCCGACCCATGCTGTTGAAGCACGGGCCGTCGAGCGTCACCAACATCGCGAAGGTGTCCTTGCCGGCCTCGCCGCCGACATAGACCTTTTTGTCGGTATGGCAGTGCAGATAGGTTTTCTGATCGTCGAGCATCAGGTGAACCTGCGAGCCGGACGCGCGGGTCTTGTCTTGGGTGATGTCGACGAAGCGCGCCGAGTTCTGGCCGTCCTTATAGACCGCCTCCTGCCCGCGTTTGCTTTGCTGTTGCTGGCCGCCGTTCGTTCCGCCGGACGTTCCCGCGTCGCGCGTCGAGGCGCTCGCGCCGCCGCCTTGCTGCTGACCGCCGCTCTGCACGGTCGCGTTGCTTTCTGAGTTGGACGTCAATAGGTGCATGCGCACGGTCTTGTCCAGCGGCGCGCTCCAGAAGCCGCCGTCCTTGGTCAGGTGAAATTGCTGCTTGTCGCCACGGCCGCGAAACATCGCAGTATCCCCGGACTCGAGCTTGTAGAGCCGGTGGCGCCGATCATCGGTCGCCCCCATCGCTGGGAACGAGCGATTGCCGCCCATGAAGCTGACGAAGGATTCGGCGCCGACCTGCTGGCCGTTCTGACCTTGCTCGGGGTCGAAATGAACGCTGGTGAAACCGTAGTTCTGTGCCGCCTCGATCCCCTTGCGCGCCTCGTTGAACATGAAGCTAGCCGCCACCTCCTGCATCAGCTTGGTGTCGTCGGCCTTGCCGAGGACCACGCGCGCGCCGCCCGCGGTGTAGGCCCGGAAAGAATTGTTAAGCGGTGTTGCGCGATGCATGGAAATCAATCTCCTTGCTTGGTCGGTTCGCTGTTCTGTTGCGGATCTGACGGCGCGGGCGATGGATTGAGATTGAGCGAGCCCTTGAGCAGGCCGGGCAGCACCATATCGAGCGTCGTCTGCGTGCCGTTGTTGCTGTCCTGGGTGAAGGTGACTTTCTGCAGCGCAAGGTCCTGGTTGAGCATCGCCATCGGCGAGCGCACGAACACATGATCGCCCGGCGTCCACAGCCGCGTCTGGTTGAACAGCCAGCCCTGCACCGTAATGGTGGCTTGCACCTCGGTGTCGTCGTGCCAGATGCGTTCGTTATTGTTGCGCGCTTCGACCTCGGCCTGCGACGTGACCGGATGCTCGGATGGGGTGATCAGCTTGCTGTAAGGCTGCGTCATGATGCGGCTGGGAGCAGTCGCGTGAAGCTCGCTGGTGTCGGTGCCGGATTGGTCTTGGGTGGCGGGCGCCTGCGCGCGGACGTCGAATTGCAAGTATGTCTGATCGTGCCGGATGGTGCATTGGCATGACTTGATGTTCATCCCCTCGATCAGCTGCGTGACGGTCGGGAACGTATGCGGCCCGATCAGCAGGAAGTTGCCGAACGCATCCGAGCCCATGACGATGCCGCGGGGCCGCGCCAGGCGTTCGAGAAAATCCCAGATCAGTTCGCCAGGTTCGTTCTGTAGACGCACGAACGGCGTCAGGTCCAATTGGCCGATGGGTTTGATCCCGACCGGGTGCGGCGCCAGCACCTCTTTTGCAATCTCCAAGATATTCTTGCCGTCGAACGATCCGGTCTTGGTGTCGACGCTCGATCGTGCGGCCCAGGCGGTGCTGGACTTGCCGACCAGCATCACGCCGTGGCTGGTGGCATTGTAGGCAACCTGCCGAATCTCGATAAAGCCATTGATCACTTGCACGCCGGCGAGCGTGACGGTGCAACGATCGCCCGGCTTGAACTGCAGTTTTTCCCAGAGCGGCGGCGTCGCCTGCCCGAATACCGGATCGCGTTCGGCCGCGGTGAAGCGGAAATAACTGAAAGAGTCATTCCAGCGCTTTTCGACAAACACCGTTTCCCAGTCGTCGAACTTGACGCCGTTGACGGTGAGCACCGCGGTCTCTTGCGGCTTCGGCATTGGTCAGGCCGAGAGCGCCCGGCCGGTCTGCGGGCAGAACGCCGGATGCACGACCTTGTTCTCGTTCCGCAACTCGTCCGCACGCGCGGCATCATCATAGAGCCGATGAGCAATCACCAGCGACGGCAGCGGCTCATAAAACTGAAAGTTGAGCATGCGCGGCAATGGCCGCGCGGTCGCGACCAGATGATTGACGGTCGCACCGTGCAGCGCGATCAGCGCCGCGAACGTCGCCTGATCCATAGCATCGGCCGCGATCTCTTCGGCATCTTGAAACGCCGGCTGCAGCTGCTGCTTGATAGCGTCGACGTCTTGCCGACTGACGAAGTCCATGGCCGAAAGCATGCGTGCCTGCGTGGCTAGACAAAGCCGAATGCCGCAATTCTTGACCAGCGCCCCGCCGAGCGTCGCAGTCGCCTCGGCCGCGATGGCCTGGCGCACCACCTCAAGCTGCGCGAGGCTCGCGCCGCCCAACCGCGCCAGCGTGAAGCATCGAATCAGCGGCGGGCCGAGCGCGTCGGTAATGCACAACATGAATGCGTTTGCCCGGGCGTCGCCGATGGCGGTGCGCGCTTCCGAGCCGGCGCGGCCCTTCGGCGGCACGGTCGCGACCAGGTTCGCCAGCATGCGATCGACCAACGGTGCCGCCTCGTTTGCGTCGGCTCGTTTCATGGTGGCGGCACCGCGGTGGCTGGCACTTCGGTTTTGCTGCCAGACCCGTTCAGGCTGCTGGCGACGCCGTCCTCAACCGTTTTCGCTGTGGTCTCGATCGCGCCCGAGGTATCCGCGACCGGCGCCTCGTTCGTCGGGTCCAGGCCGTATTCCTGAAACGTCATATCGAACATGGCGAAGCCGCCGGAGCGATCTTCCTCACTCATGCGGTAGCGCGTACAGACCACCAGCTGCGGCGCCTGCGTTGGCAATTGCAGCACGCTCGCGCCCTCGGTTTCGAGGCGATTCATCAGCGCATCGCGGGCGATGAGGTAGTTGCGCCGCTTGAGCGTGTCGTCTTTGTTATCGGAGCCAAATACGATCAGATAACCGCGGACCGTAAACTCGCGCGCCGACCGGCCCATGTCCTCGGCGTAGGGTAACTCCTTTTTTGGAAACTGATGTTCGACGATGCGCCGACCGCTTTCGCGGCTATTGCTTTCGCAATGGAAATGCGCGCCGCCGAACGACGCCGGCCGCAACTTGTCGCGCCAGGCGGTCGGCAGCGCCAGGATATCCGTCATTCCTCACCAGCCTCGGGCCCGCGACGCGCCGGCTCCATTTGAGTTTGCCGGTTGACCGCAACTTCCTTGAACGGGCCCGATGCTTCGGCCCCGACGTTGGTGCCCTTCGGCGCATTGACGTCAACCGTGATTTTGCCCGAGCCCTCGACCGTGGTGCGCTGCGCCCG